TCGTAGTGATAACCATGTAGGACCTTACAGTCCGCCACGCAAAGCGTGAAGAGCGTGCATAGACGCTTTATTGCTATGCAAAACCCAATCTAAAAAGTTTGCCCTCACATTGTCCGACTAATGCAAGGGCGATGTTCATCTGGAGGTGAACATATGAAGAGTATACCGCTTCAGTTTAAGAAGATTGCCGTTGGAGCTTACGTCTGTTCCGTTATGACAGGCATCTTATTTGCTCTTATCTATGCCACATTCTTAGCTTGTGGCGTTTTTGGACTTCTCCCTTATGTAGCAATCACTATCCCCGTTTGGAGGTGGATTGATGACATCAACGAAGCAGAAAGAAATTACCGCAGACGTGAGCGTTCTCGCAAAGCTATTTGAGAAGTTCATGATTGCTTCTGCTGAAGCGCAACGTGAGCCCGCAGAGAAGACGGGAACCGTCAACGGTTCACGCTCACTCAATGCAGCAGTGCTTGCAGGACTTCCACCACAGCTCGCTTACACGATTGCTCAAACCTCTAAATACTCAGGTATTCCAGGCTCAATGCTGAGAGCCGAGCATAAAGCGGGAGCACTCAAGTTCATTAAGCCAGCCGGACAAGAGCGGGGCTACATGATTACTTGCGAAGAAATGGATAGATGGCTTACTGATTCGGTCAGTTAAGAAAGGATTTGATATGAACAAAGAAGAACGTGAGCTGTTAGTTGAGAGAGTTGCATTCCTAACCGCTCTACAGAAGAAGGTCAAGGAGCACCTTGACGCACATGCAGCAGACAACCTGCGCACACAGCTTGATGACGAGCTTAAGAACCTCTACGTGCAAATGGGAGTTTCCAAGCTTGACCTCAAAGTGAACGGCAAGAAGGTTGGCACCGTGTCCGCTCGGCTCTCAAAGCCAAAGGTTGAGGTTGTACCACAAGTTAAGAGTGTGGCTGAGTTCGTTGACTGGATCATGACAAGTGATTCTGGCATTGACACACTTACACGCCTAGTCACGCTCTACCCAGACAAGGTACTTGAGTGTGCAACTCAAGACGGAGAGCTGCCAGGCGGTTGCGAGATGGTCAAGCGTGAAGTTGCTGAGTCTTGGCTTGGTACCACGCTCAGAGTTGACGCTGACAAGGTAGCAGACGCATACCAGGGACAGCTGCCACAGCGTATCTATGGACTTCTTGGAGATGGTGGCAATGAAAGGATATAAAGCATTCCTGCTAAATATGACGACGCGCCACGGTGACGATACCGTTTACGAGGTCGGCAAGACCTACACTGTCGAGGGCGAAATCAAGATATGCGAAAACGGCTATCATTTCTGCAAAAAATGTGTTGACGTTTACGATTATTACAGCAAGCCTTGTCGTATCTGTGAAGTGAGCGTCACTGGCGCAGTACAGACGCAAGGAAACAAGAGCGTCGGTCGCAGGCTTAAGATTTTGCGCGAATTAACTGCCGATGAAATAAGTAGTCTCTGTAACTCTGGCAACCGTAACTCTGGCGACTGGAACTCTGGCGACTGGAACTCTGGCGACTGGAACTCTGGCGACTGTAACTCTGGCAACTGTAACTCTGGCGACTGTAACTCTGGCAACCGTAACTCTGGCGACTGGAACTCTGGCGACTGTAACTCTGGCTACTGTAATACAACCGAACCTACAGTTCGTCTCTTTGACCACCAAACAGACATCACTTTTAGCGATTTCCGCAACTCAAGAGCTTATAGCTTGCTCTGTCGTATACCGTCAGACTGTCTTACCTGGAAATATAGCAAGTATATGACAGACGACGAGAAGGCAGCGCATCCAGAACATGAAGTTACCGGCGGGTTTTTGTACTTAGAGAAAGCCGATCGTCAAGCGTGGTGGGAGAGCCTAAGCGACGAGAGCAAGGCAGCGATTACCTCAATGCCATATTTTGACGCAGAAAGATTCTTCATTTGCACAGGTATTAAGGTTAACGGAGCTGATAAAGATGCTAACTAGTCAAGAGATTGAAGATACGTTTGACGAACTTTATGCGCTCAATGAAGCCGAGTCCAAAGCTTGTAAACGTGCTATCTCGTCTATGGATGAATGTCTTGCTGAACTTGATAGGCTAATCAATATGTTGAAAGGTGATGTCAATGATTAACCGTCAAGAAGTAGCTAAATTGCTACGTAAAGCTGGAAAGAATGCCGGTAATTGGTGTGATAGCGCTGATGAAGCGTTTGAGAAGGTAGATATCATTATTGGTACATATGATAGCTGTAAATATTCAGACTTTTTCAGCCGTCTAGCCGACCTCATAGATCCTACATGCAAGCCGATTGAAGCTGGCAACAACATCGTCTGTTCCGGGTGTGGAGCTGACCTATACGACGATGACTTATATTGCCCCAACTGTGGCGCAAGGGTGGTGCGTGATGAATAGCACAGAGAAAATGCTTCGCATTATCAAAGAGTATGCACAACTTGCGTACTTGAGCAGTGGTGAAGACCTTGGCAACAAAATCAAAGGGAAGAAGGTTTATCTATCAGGACAAATTACAGGCAATGCTAATTACAAAGGCTTGTTTGGGTTTGCTTACACGCTCATTACTCTTGGGGACGCTTCAGAGGTCTATAATCCTGCAGCACGCATTCCGGATAATGTTGACTATAAGTCCGCAATGAAGCGTTGCATCACTGAACTTGTTAAGTGTGACACTATTGTCATACTGCCAAATGCTTACGAATCAAAAGGAGCAAGGCTCGAGAAAGAGGTAGCTATTTCCTGCGGGTTAGATGTTGTCACGTTGTCTAATAACGCAATTATTACTTACTCATTTAACGCTGTTGAAGAAGCTCTTAAGAGGTTGCTATGAGCAAACAAAAACAGAAAGGCACAGCCTTTGAGCGTCAAGTCGCAGAGTACCTTAGCTCACGTCTTGGAGCTGGCATTGAGCGCAGAACCACGGCGGGCATACACGACAGAGGAGACATCGCGGGAGTGTTCTTCCGTGGTCTTCCAATCGTAGTTGAGTGCAAGAACTGCACACGCATGGAACTTCCAAAGTGGCTTAAAGAAGCTGAAGTTGAGCGTGGCAACGCAGACGCAGAGTTTGGCGTGGTAGTGCATAAGCGTAAAGGAACAGGCGAGAAAAGCTTCGGTGACACTTACGTCACAATGACGCTAGAGACGCTCGCAGAAATGATTGCGGGAAGTCACGATTTACTGCAATAAATCAGTATTTATTTAATTCCCCATTTTTCACAACCTAATAGAAAGGAGACTCACATGGGTGCTGAAGACACCATTATTCTAATTTTCTGCATTCTCGTTGGTATTGCTTTTGTTATGAGCGCATAAATCCCCTATTTTTTACAACCTAATAGAAAGGCTTAACCATGAAGAAACTTCTTCAATGGCTGGCTGTTGCTGTCTTTGCGGTACTGGTATTTGTGCCAGCTCTCGCACAGGCTCAGACGGTACCAGTCCAGCTCACAAGCTTCCAGGTAACCAACTTAGAGAAGCAACCAGTCAACTCAGTAGGATTACACTCGAAGTTCTACATGAATATCAACTGGGACGCAACAGGGCAAGAGCTCCATAATGGCGATTCATTCGACATCGAGCTTCCAACCTTCCTGCGCTTCCCAGATGACGCAGCTTCGAGTTTCAACCTTTACACGCCAGATGGTGAGGTTTGCGCAGTTGCAGAGGTGAACCCGCTCACTCAGACATGCCATGTTACCTTTACCAACTACGTTGAAGGCAAAGACAACATCAAGGGTTCTATCTGGCTTGCGACATGGATTGGCGAAGATAACGGACTAGATCATGAAGAGCTGCGTATCGTTCAGACCTCTACTGGTCAAGTTGTATCGTTCACAGTTCACACTGAGCGTCCAAACGTCCTTACAGGCGAGGTTATTGCTAAGTGGGGCGTAGCTGACACAGACGCAGACACCATTGAGTGGAAAGTCCGTTTGAACGTTAACCAGATGAACCTTACCAATGTCATCCTGGAAGACAGTATTGAAGCTGGCTCTTACGTACCCGGTTCTTTCAAGCTCTACCGCGTCCACATGGACGAGTACGGCGCAATTGATGACTCCTATGGCTGGCAGCCAGTCCAGATTGACGAGCCAACCATTAATGGCTCTACCTTCACACTAAACCTTCACAATGCCATGGCAAATGGTGAGCAGTACTTCCTTATCTATCGCACAACCAAGAACCCACGCATTAAGAACTCCATCACCCTCTACTCAGCTGAGAAGCAAGCTTCTAGCGTCTGGACCTATGTGGCAGCTGATTCTGGCGGTAATGGTAACGGTGACAACCGCCCACAGCCAACAGAGCCGGAGACTCCACCTACTCCAGAGCCAACACCAACGCCAGAGCCAGTGCCAACGCCACAGGACAGCGAGCCAGAACCACAGCCAGAGCCAGCAAAGCCAGTGAAGAAGGTTAAGAAGGTTAAGAAAGCAGCTTTGCCAGCAACGGGAGATGACGCAGTCATTGCAGTTGCAGCTGGAGTTGGAACGGTTGCGCTCACATTCATCCTCACAAGCAGGTTTGTAAAGAAGGAGCACTAATGGACCCTAAAGAAGCTGAAGCAGAAGACAGAGAGCGTCTTGAGAAGATGACGATGAAAGAGCTTAAAGCACTTGCTGAGGATGAAGGTATTTGCCTGGGATATGACGGCTCAAGAAAAGCGAATGCGATTGGCTTGATTCTTGAGTGGCGACGTTTCAAAGGCATGTATATGGAGCGGTACTAATGGTTTGCCCACGTTGTCTCAATGAAGGCTGGGGCAGTACTGCCTTTGACCTTGAACACGATGAGCACGGTTGGCGCATTAGATGCCCTTACTGCAATCATGCTTCCAAGTATTACCAAACCAAGGAAGAAGCAAACATTGGCTTTACGTTAGATGAAGAAGTTGAGTCAGATGAAGCCAATAGAGCCAACTGAGTACGTTGAGCCAAACGCAGAAGATGTGTGGCTTATACGTATTTGGCGCATTGACTTTGACTCGGTCTGCTTTGGACTCTACACGTACACTCCAGCTCAATTCCATGCAGTCTATACGGCTGCATGGGACTTTTACCAGCGCAAGCCAACCATGAAGCACACAACAGCTCCTGGCACAGAATACATTGAGTTCTATCACGAATATGTCTGCGTCTATGAGTCAAACATGAAGGACTTCATGGAGTGCGTCAGAGCCAATGGACTTCATGGCAAATACCACGAAGCAGGATACCCAGAGAAAGAATACAAGTTTTAGAAAGGAGTAGATCATGGGAGTATCAGTTCTTGTGCTCGGACATTCTGGCACAGGTAAGTCAACCAGCTTAAGGAACTTCAAGCCTAGAGAGATTGGCATTTTCAATGTAGCGGGCAAGCCACTTCCCTTCCGTGGAAAGATGAGCAAGATTGACCATCCAACGTATGCTCAGATGAAGCAGTCTTTGAAGGCTAACAAGCTTAAAGCGTATGTGGTTGATGATGCGAACTACCTCATGGCGTTTCAAAGCTTTGCTAAGGCTAATGAGAAAGGCTATGACAAGTTCACCTCAATGGCAGTTGATTTTGAACAGCTATTGGAAGCTTCTAACAACACAAACGATGACACAATCGTTTACTTCTTTATGCATCCTGACTATGACGATGCAGGAAGATTAAAGCCAAAGACGATTGGCAAAATGCTCGACAACCAACTCTGCATTGAGGGAATGTTCCCAATTGTTCTCATCACAGAGCGTAATGACACAGGCTACCACTTCATCACACAGACAGACGGCTCAACGCCCGCCAAATCCCCAATGGGAATGTTTGATGAGCTCGTAATCGACAATGACCTCAAAGAGGTTGATAGCACCATTCGTGCGTATTGGGATATGAAGCCACTCGCTTAAATCCCTATTTTTTAATCCACTATTTTTAAGGAGAAAAATCATGAAGGCATTCGGTAATTTTGACAAGGTAGTTGCATCTAACGGCGGTTCTTCCATGCTTGAGCCAGGCGGATACGTTGCAAAAATTGTACGTGTTAAGGACCACACAGACGAGGGTAAGCCATACCTTGAGTTCGTCTACGACATCTGGAATGGAGAAGCCAAGTCATTTCTTTTCGCACAGGATCTTGCAGACACTGCAAACGACTGGAGACACTCTTTCCGCATCTACTTCACAGGCAATTCTGACTTCGGTAAGCAGCGTTACAAGGCACTCACAGAAGCAGTTGAGAACACTGCTCAGGGCAAGGGTGCTAAGGCATTTGTCTACGAGGACAAGGACGGCGCAGAGCAGACGCTCGTTGGTAAGCTCTTGGGAGTTGTCATCCGTCACCGCTCCTACGTCAACAGTGAGGGCAAGGTCAAGACAGCTGTTGATGTCAACGCATTCATCCCTGGCAAAGATGCAGCAGAGGGCAATTTTGACCAGAAATACGCAGAGCCATTCGAGGGAGACGGAGTCGCAGAAGCACGTGCTAATGCAGCTAATGCAGTCATTGACGCTCCTGCGCCTGCCATTGAGTTTGCAGACGAGGATTTGCCGTTCTAGAAGCCATGAGATAAGAGAGGAGGTGGCACGTGGCTGATTACACAGACGGACTCGGATGGGCGAAGCTGGACACAACAGCTGCGTGCCATCTTGCAGACTGCATGGATATGTTCCAAGGAAGAGCAGCATCTAAAAGAAGAAAGATGTTGCTCTTCTGCTATTCAAAGCTTAATGGAGCAAAGATTCCATTCTTTAGACTTGGACGTGGAGCGATTGCTAAAGCTTGCGGTGTATCAGATGAAGTAGCAAAGAAGTTCATTGAGTTCTGTTGTGACAATGAAATCTTTGTTGAATTTGAAGAGACAGAAAAGGGCTTAACTCCTAAGCGTACATTTTGGTGGATTTTTGAGGGGGTGGGTCTTCAAAGAACCACCCCTAGGGTCAAAACCCCTACTTCTAGACCCAACCACATGGGTCAAAAACATAGGTCTAAGAACCACCATCAGACGCAGATATATCAGAGTAGGGAGGAAAGCTCTAAAAGCGACCTTTCCTCCCCCGCTTCCTACGTCTCCACTGACGCTACGACGGAAGCGGGTCAGATGACAACAGAAGCTCATTACTTGCGCACTGAAGATGTGCAACCACGAGAGGACGCAATAGAAGTCCCACAGGCTGAATTTGACGCACAAGAGGAAATCTTCAGACAAGGCATCCAAGAAGCACTCGACAATATCGAGCAGTCAAAGGCAAGAAGTATTGACTGGGAGTGGCACTTGTATAGAGAGTCACATAAGCCTGTAGCAGGTGAGCGCAAATGACGTTTGAATATTTGCGCAACCTAAACCGCCCAAAGTATGGCTGGGGTGTTGAGTGCTATCTTGCAGCTAAAGAGCCACTCAAGACGCACACAATAGCTGATGATGCACTTTCAGGCGGTCTCATGCCAGGACTCACAATTCTTGGTGGTGTTGCTTCTGCTGGTAAGTCTTCCTTAGCAGTACATATCGCAACGGAAGTGGCACAAAGCGGTAAGCGCGTTATCTACTTCACCATGGATGACACGTGGGGCAATATCACTGCTCGCTCCATGAGTTGCTGGTCAATGAAGAATCAAGGGCTAAAGTCTCAAGGGCTTACGGTTGTTCCCTTTGAGTGGTCAGAGGTCATTAAGGGTCCAAGCAAAGAATTACAACTGCCAGAAGGTTTGCAGAACCTCTCAGCGTATGCCTTCAATGCCAGACACTCTAATACCATCCTGGCTGACGCTGCTCTCTATGACGATATGGTTGCACCCAATCTCGCAATCATTGACAACGTAGCAACTACAACAGGAATTGAAGAGATCGTGCGAACTGTCATGGCAGATGGCGATAAGCCAGATCTCGTCATTGTTGACTACATTCAGCAATACCAAACAGGTACTCCAGACATCGACAAACAAGAATACACACGAGTGTCTCAAGTTGCTACCAACCTTCAAATGCTTGCCTTTGATACGCAAATACCTTTCCTTGTGCTTTCCAGTCTGAAGAAGCTTGATGCTAAGGATGAACCGTCCCTGGACTGGTTCCGTGGCTCTGGAGTTGTGGGTTATGCGTCCTGGGCAGCACTGATACTCACAAAAGGTGAGATTGATACTCCGCAATTCAAGGAAGTAGCACTGCACACAGTTAAGAACAAAGCAGGTAGAACTGGCATTTTAGTGCCCGCAAAACTAAAGGGTGCCTATTCAACATTTATTCAGAATGGAGGTGTTTCTATTGCCTAAGCAGGTCAAATATCTTCTATGCCCATTCACAGGCTCTGAGTGCGCTTCTAATTGTGCTTTGGCTGGAGTTATTGACGATAAGAGAGTTTGCGCCTTAGCGTGTCTCTCAGATAGCGATAAAGCGATATTTAAGCGAAACGCACACGCTCCAAATGTGTCGGAGCGAGAACTAGAAAAAATGGAACTAAGAGAGCGAGTTGAAATGACTCGCTTTCTTTATGAGAAAGGAGAGCTGAAGTGAACGGATTCAGACGTAGTTATGAAGAACTAGACCACTCCCCCTTCACGAAGGATGAAATTGCAATCATTGAGCGCGAAGTTCCCAAGCATGGACCTACGTGGTCAGGCTTTAAGCGTCTTATGCCTAACCGCTCAATTACTGACATCAAAGTGTTTGCAAGGTCTCGTGGACTTCAAAGCAAGACAAGTCTTACACGCTCACACAGAATTTGGAGCGAGAAAGAAGATGCACTCATTGTTGCAATCCTGGAGACACTCTCAAAGAAGCTTCAACGTGAGCCACAGATGGTTTGTAACCATGCGTACAGACTATTCACGCAGAGGGAGAAGCTCAATGAGCAAGCGTAAGAGTATAGATGAAATAAATGTTTCATCTCTTTCATCATTTAAGAAAAGAGGGAGACGAACATACCAGTCATGGACTTGGTCAGAGCTTGAGACGCTTTGGCGCAATCCTTCCATGACTGCTAAAGAACTCCACGAGCTTATTCCTACGCATTCGGTGCAAGCAATCACCATGGTGCGTCATCGCTATGGAAGGTATCGCACAGAAGGCATTGTGCCTTTGTGTCAGAAGTGTGGACAGCATCCTGTGTGGGTTGATGCAGAGGATGCGAAGCGTTGGGGACTCTGTAAAGAGTGTGCGCTTGACGAGCGTGAGTACTTGAGAAAGCACACGCAAGAGCTTGAGCGCAAGCAGAATTTGGAGCGTCAGCTTGCCTTTAAGATGAAGAGGAAGAAGGAGCGAAAAGCAAAGGTCAAAGGCATTGAAGACGCAACCACTCACAAACGCAAACCATGAGAAGTATGTGCTCGCAAGAGTTGCTGGCAAGAGCCAGCGACAGGCAATGCTGGAAGCTTATCCGCAACGCTCAAAGTGGAAGCCAGATACGGTTGACCAAGCTGCTTGCAGGCTTGAAGCTGACAGCAAGATAAAGGCAAGGCTTCAAGACCTCCAAGAGAGAGCTTCAAAGAAAGTAACTATCACCCGTGCTCAAGTCTTGAATGGCATGGGCAAGACGTTTGCAATGGCGCAAGAGTCTATTGCAGACTCAGGCGTGAATCAGACTGCAGTCACTGCTATCTCAAGCATTGGCAGGACTCTTTTAGACGCAATCCCAGAAGATGTGGAAGAAGAAGAGAAGCCATTCGTGGCAGACTTCGCCCTTCTCTTAGCACCACCGTTTCTCTCACTGCATAGAGCTATTGCTCAAGACGCAGGAGGTGAATGGTGGCTAAGGGGAGGGCGTTTTTCTTTGAAAAGCTCCACTGTCTCTTTAGAGATCATGCAAGGACTTATGGAGCATAAGGACCGCTCTGCTTTTATCATGCCAAAGATTGGCAAGGATATCGGAGACGGTGTATTTGAGCAGATGTTATGGGCGATTGATAAGCTCAACATCCGTGACGAGTGGAAGCCTTCTAAGAGCCCGTACAAGCTCACACGCCCCGCAACTGGTCAAGTCATCACCTTCCGTGGTGGTGACCATACACAGAAGACAAAGGCAATCAAGGCACCAAATGGAACGTACTACGCCTATCAATGGTTCTCTGAGGTCGACCAGTTCAATGGCTGGGGTGAACTCAGGACCGTTATGCAGTCTGTCACTCGTGATGCGCCTGAAGGTTCTGTGTACTTCCGTTTTTTCGACCATAACCCGCCACGTTCTCGCGATGCTTGGGTAAATGAGCACGTCTCTACCATGCTTTCGACTCACCCGGAGCGCGTCATTGAGTCAAGCTACCTCGATGTGCCACATGAGTGGATACCAGAGCAGGTACGAAAAGACGCTGAAGCACTCAAGGAGCTTGACGAGGAAGCATACCGCCATGAGTGGTTAGGTGAGCAGGTTGGCTTTGGCTCTGAGGTATTCACTCGCGTTGAAGTGAGAGACATCACGCACGAGGAGCGCAAAAAGCTTGAGTATCACTACTATGGCGTTGACTGGGGCTTCTCACAGGATCCATTTGCGTGGGTGAAGATTGCCTATGACGCAAAGACGCGCACGCTCTACATCCTGGACGAGTTCGTCAAATGTGGACTCTCTAACCAAGACACCGCTGAGCTCGTAAGCGAGAAGCTGAGCAATGCGCTCAAAGACGGTGAGGATGTCATTGAAGACGCTGAGCCCTATGCCACAGTGTGGTGCGACTCAGCAGAGCCAAAAAGTATTGCTGACTTCAAAGCTAATGGCATTAACGCTCGCGGTGCGCTCAAGACTGGTGCTCATAACATCCATAACTCGATTAAGTGGCTGCAGTATCGCACAAAGATTGTCATCGACTCCAGCTGCACCACTGCAGCACGAGAGTTCAGCAATTACTCATATGTGATGACAAAGGACAACCAGCTCACGGGGCAGTTGCCAGACGCTGATAACCACACTATCGACGCTGTGCGTTATGCGTGTATGACGCTTATCAATGACAGAAGCTTGACGTAAGAGAAAGGTTCTCACCTTGTCAAAGATTACTATCCAAAAGCCAGAATGGGCACTCAGATACCTGAAGAAGCGTAAGTTTACGCCGGACACGTCAATGGATAAGTTCCAGCAACTGTGGTGGGGCTGGTTCACGCATGATAACGAGTACTACAAGCAGCCTTACATCATCAACAATGGTGCTGACTCATATGACAGGCTCTCCATTAGTCCAGCTTCAATGGTTGCAAGTGAGATTCCAAGTCTGATCATGAACGAAGGCACAATACTTTCAAGCTCTGAAGACGTAGTGAATGACTGGCTAGAGCGCACTATTCCTAATTTTGTTGATGAGCAAGCAGAGTTCATCAGCACTGTCTTTGCGCTTGGTGTTGGTGCATGGGTAGCTAACTTCCATGGATACGAGGGCAACGTCTCAACCAGCATTGATTCTATGAAGGCATGGCAGATTATTCCACTGCTTGGTGATGGCTGCGCATTCATCTCAAAGGTAACTGTCAACTCTAAGATGTATGACCAACTGCAGCTCAGATACTTCAATCAGGAGAGCCAGTCTCACGTAATTGAGACCTTGCTCTTTAACTCGCAGAACCGCATTACTCCTGTTGAGGTTGAAGGTATTACCGGCTTTGTTGATACCAAGCAGCCACTGCCAACCTATGCGCTTGTTAAGCCAGCTAAGTACAACGCTCATGACGAGCTCACACCTCTTGGTGCATCAGTAATTGAAGACATCTGTGACTCTTGCAGACTGGTAGACGAAGCGTTTAACCAGATGTACTGGCAGGTTAGAGTCTCACTGCCAAAGATGGTTGTAGATGAGCAAGCCATTGTGCGTGATAGCAAAGGTGAAGCCAAGTTTGTAAACACTATGGACCAGATTATGTTCGCACCAATTTCTGCTGGCATTAGTGCAGAGTCTCCTATGACGGTCTATAACCCTGACACGCACATTGATGACATGGTTACTGCGTTCAACAATGCTCTTGCTGTTCTAGGCTTTAGAACTGGCTTTGGTGCAGGGTACTGGTCATTCACGCTGGGGCAGGGACTCAAGACTGCGACAGAGGTTGTCAGCACCAACGCAACGCTCATTAGAACCATCAGAAAGCATGAGCACTCCATTGAGAACTCGGTAAGAGACCTTGTCCAGGGTGCATTCGCTGCTGAGTGCGCCATGAATGGCTACAAGGTAGACGAGCCTGTGCCAGTTGACATTCTGTGGGATGACTCAGTTATTTCAGATGACAAAGCAGACCGCGACATGATGAAAGATGACATTGCACGCGGTCTTTGCCCTAAGTGGAAGTACCTCGTTAAGTACCAAGGCATGAGTGAGGAAGACGCAAAGGCGTTTACCAGTGAGACTGGCGGTATCGCACTTGACGCAGACCTTGGTGAGTAATCGTGAAACCGACTGAAGAAATCGCTGTGCGTCTCGTGGGAGGCGCACAGTCTGCTTATGTACAGGAACTCTCATACTTCTTTCTCAACCTGCTTGATGAGGTAGTACGCACCAATGGCGCGGTTATTAGAGGTCGAGAGATTGCAGACTTTGAGCGTCTCTCTAGGCTCTCTCGTGAGGAAGCTCTAGCGATCTATTACAAGTACCGCCCGGCAATCGACAAGCAGACACGCGAGGTCTTGAGGGAAGCTCTTAAAAAGACGGATGATGCACTCGTAGGGCAGTTTGTACGAGCGATGGGCTCACGCCGTCATATGACTAATCTAGCAACTATCATCGCTGCTCAGACGGCGCAGGGTATGAATGAGGTCCTTGAGCGTCAGAATATCGCACTTGCTAAAGACCAAGCAGCACTCTGGTATGACGTAACCGCCGAAGCAACCGCCCGTCATCAAGCAGGAGAGCCAACACGAGCAGTTATGGAGCGTGGCGTTACAAGGCTTGCTAACTCAGGACTAGAGACGATTGACTACATCAGTGGCACCAAGACAACCATTGACGCAGCTCTCAGACGCCACATTGTTTCCCAGGCTAACCAAGCGAGAAACCGCCTTCTTATGCAGCGTATGGACGAGTGGGAATGGGACTTGGTCTTTGTTGACGCACACTTTGGAGCGCGTCCAAGCCACGCAGAATGGCAAGGCAAAGTGTATTCCAGGAGCGGGACAAGCACTGAATACCCTTCTTTGGTTGACGCTACAGGCTATGGCACCGTGACAGGGCTGTGCGGAGCAAACTGTGTAGTTGGTGATACAAAAGTGTCAGGACCTTATGCTTCTGCGGCTTATCGGCGTAAGTATTCCGGGCAAATTGTCACTATACGAACAGCGCTCGGTCATAATCTTACCGTCACCCCAAATCACCCAATACTTACCCCTCAAGGATGGGTTGCTGCTAGCCAGCTTAAAAAGGGAGACTATGTATTCAGCCGCGTTAATCGTGACAGGATGCCACTTGGTGTTAGACCAGACAAGTACGAGTGTGAACCCACTATCAAGCAGGAGTTTGATTCTCTTAGGGATACGTTCGGCATTAGGACCTTTCTTGGGTCTTCCGCTAACTTCCACAACGATGGAATCGCCAATCAAAATGTCGACGTTGTATTTGTCAATAGCAGCTTGGTAGACAACGTCAAGACCAAAAGATTCAAGCATACTCCCAAGCCTGCTCTCTTCGATGCTTCCAGGCTTTCCGATTGCAGCCTTGGTCTTGGCTCTTTTGCAAAGGTCAGTATGCGTTTTCCTACTACCTCTTACAGTATCTTGCGCATGTTTACAAAGAGCCCTTCTCTCTTCCAGAGAACATCTCGCCATTCTAGTTTTGGTAGCCATTCGTCTATCTTGCGGGAGAACTCCTTGTTCCTTAAGTCTATTAGTAATTGTCGTTTGGGAAACACCAAGCTGTTCAGCAATAACAGTTTTATTGAACCCTTTATTCCAAAGATTAACGACACGTTCGATATCAACACTCTTCTTACGTCTATCGGTCTTCAAGCCAAGAGCTTTGAGTTCGCTGGCGATAATCCTATCCCGGCATCTGAAATGCTTTCTCATAGTTCTGATAGAAGCTCCTTCATTGTAGAGCCTGACGAGATCATCAGTGTTGATACTCGGATGTGGTCTGGGCATGTATACAACCTTTCAACAGAAAATGCCTGGTATTTTGCTAATTCTATTGTAACACATAACTGCTACCACTACATGACACCGTATGTGCCTGGATACTCTCAGCTGCCAGATATGGACTATTCAGAGCAAGAGCGCATCACAGGCATGACTAGTGACGAGTACTACGCAGCCACGCAGAAGCAGCGTAGATATGAGCGTCTCATTAGAAGCCAGAAAAGAGAGATCTCTTACCTTCAAGAGGTGAGAGCAGATGCGGTAAAGCAGCGTATTAGGCTTGGTGAGCTGCAAGACAAGCTGCGTCAATTCACACATGACAATCATCTGCGCCGTGACTATGAGCGAGAGCGTGCCTGGGCAGTCAGCAAGCAGCCAAGAGCGTTGAAGACTCGTCCGATTCTTGCTAGACAATCTAAAAACATAAGCTTTAAAGGTTCTTTTAAAGATACAAAAGAGCTTATGGAAGCTTATTCTGGCAAAGACGTAGATGTTCCTGGCATATTTAAAGAAAGAACACAGGTCAATATTGACTTTTCTCAAAATGATTTCCCGCTAAACATACAAAAGCAAATTGCTGTTGCATCTGAGCATGCTTTTAATTTTATGGGTGACAGCATTAAACAGCCCTTGACTTTGTACCGACCCCCAAAAGTTAGACCAAAATCTAACGATTAGGAGGTCGGTATTTTTATGGCAAAACATAGTTTCG